TCACTATTATTAATATACCCCACTCCATAATTAAGATTCTTCTACTTCGCCAAAAATACTTTTGAAATCAATTTTCTCTGGCATTTTTACAGTTTCTAACTTTTTCTTTTTAGTGGGTCTACCACCTACGTTTCGAGGTGTAGTATCACCACTCTTTAGCTTCTTCCATCTCTCCCATTCGTATCGAGTCGCCATAATGTCCGCCTGATGCATTAAGTATGGGAATGATGATTTAAGAGCTTTGTTAGGGTCGTATGAAATATAATATTCTTTATTAGCTTCATCGTACAACCCATCGGTAAGTTGAATAGCAATCCATTCATTTTCTTCAACTTTTACACCAAATTGATTTAATAACCAAAAAGTTCTAGCTGTAAGGTTCATAAAGTTTAAATCAGGATTTGCTTTGTATATTTTACCTTGATTTTCAATATGCCATTGTGAATCATTTGGAAGATACCAACTCTCATCCATCGTACCAACCTTACCTAAGTCGTGGTGTAGTGCTGAGAAGATTACATTCTCTTTTGTAAACTCGCCTAACCCAATACCCAACTCATTATATAAATCATATAATTTAATTGCGTTTCTCGTAACTCTGAGAATATGGTCTATATATCCACCAGCAAATGCGTTGTGGAAGTGTTCCATAGAAGATGCAGGTGTGAGTACAATTCTATCCTCAAGATGGTCATACATCTTATTAAGAGAATCTAACCTATCACCTGTGAAAGTTTGGTTTATCAATTTACGAAATTTATCGTAATTATCTTTTATTTGCGTTTCATTTAAAATGTGTATCATAACTTAATTTTTAATTTATACTCTTGATGTTAAAACAGAAAGCAATTCACTTTCTCTGTAAATGTGATATGTATCTTTTCCGTTTCTATGTTTGAACCCAGTTCCATCTAATAAAACGGTATCACCTTCTCTAACACTCATTGGTATTTTATCACCCGTTTGGGTAAATAACCCATTACCAACTGCAATAACTTTACCAATCATTGTGTTTTCAGAACCAGCTGGTTTGTATAATCCAGCTGCCGTTTTTTCATCATGTCGTTTAATAATTTCAACGACAACTCTATCACCCAAAGGTTTGTAATTCCATTCCATAACTTATATGATTTTATCAATTATACCCAATTCCAATGCATCTTTTGCTGTTAAAAAATAATCAATTTGTTGATTTTGCTCCCACCATTTTTTATCTTTATTCGTACATTCTTCCATAATAGTATTACAATCATCTTCCAATTGTTCAGCAAACTTTGCATTGGATTTTATATCCGATAGTTTACCAATAGCGAAAGATGAAAGCTGGTGTACCATAATTTTAGAATGCTTAGATGCAGCTCTAACTCCAGTCCCAGCAGCCAATAATAATGCAGCTGCACTCATAGCAGAACCTCTACAAATTATATTAGTTTTTATACCATCAGTATCATTGATATTACGAATATAATCTATTAAAGATAATGTTTCAACTACATCACCGCCAGGTGAATTCAATAAAATAGTAATAGCCTTTAATTGTGGATTAACCTTTCTAAGTAATCTTACTTTTAGTATAACTTCAAATGTAAGACCTGATATAATTTCATCTTGAACTACAATTATACCATCGTTTAAATCAATACCATAATCATATTCTCTAAATTCTTGAAACCACTTATCTTTTGTGTTTTCAGAAGATATTAATGGTATTGTATTTGAAGTTGTATTTGTAATACCTTCATTGTATAAATCACTCATAACTTTATTTTTTATTATTATGTAAATATACGAATAAAATATGAATTATCAAAAATTATTTTCTATTTTCAGACATAACTACTGAATCGCTATATCTTCTTCCTATATTTGTGTTTGTTTCTTTGATTTTTTCATTGTTTTTTGCTTTTTTTGAAACATCTCTGTCATGTTTATCACTTTGATTGTTAAAATTACTGTTGATATCGACAGTAGTGAGATTATCAATGCCATCACTGATATTAGTAGTGTTATCATACTTTCCATAATTTATTAATTTATTTACTGCTATAACCATTGATATAGCTAAAGGATCGAATACAAAAACAATAAGTAATGTAAACCAATTAACAATTAAGTTCATAGGTTTGTTCAACAATTTAGCCATATATTTTAATGGGCCTACATCTGATGCTAAATCATTATTAGTCTGTAGTTCCAATATCTTAAAATCCATTTTATTAATCGAATCTGTAATTATTTCAATATTCGTTCTTACACCATTTTCTTGCTGCTTAATATAATTCAATTGCTCACTTAATACCTTTCGTGTAGCTGATGATGTAGTTGTAATAATTTCACCACTTACCTTATCCCTATATTGAATAGTATTATTTGATAATCCTTTTGTTAATTCTACTATAGATACATTTAAGTCTTCTTTTTCCAATCTATATGATTCCAACACATTATTAAATCTATCACGCTTTAATTCGATAAATTTAATCTTATTATCAATCAATTCTAATCTATCCGATGTTTGTTGAAAGGCAGCTGTTAAAAACCCATATATACCAGCTGATGTAATTAACATCAGTATTAGTAAAGCTGTAGTTAGATACCACTTTACCAATCCAGCTGTATTCCAATGATTATGTAGGTATGATGCAATTATTAATTTAGAAAATTCTAATGAAGATGCCATTACCATAACTTCATAACTAGAACCCGCAAATAATGAACTAAGTCCAATTATAGAGTAATATGCAGCTGATGTAGCTAGTGATAGTGTGCTGAATATCATTAATATGATAAACCATGTACTTTTTTTGAAAAAGTTATTAACAATTGTATGTTTTTTTAGTTTCATTAACTTTCTAAATTGTAATTATAGAAGACTCTTTTTTAGATTCTTTAATCATTACATATAATGAAGATATTAAAAATATCATCATCATATTAAAATGATGTAAACAATCATCTACAATAAATATGAAAAAGGAATTAAAAGAGTTAAAGATATTTAAACAAGCCAAACCTGAATTCATGCTTTTTTGCTTCTGTAATCCAAAAGAGCTAATTCTTTACACTTTACCTCTAGCATTATATCAACATCTACCCCATAGGTATTAATACTCTCTGATATGTAATCGGAATGAGCTTGAGGTTTGATACTACTATTATTCTCATGTAATGATTTGGATTCAGAATAATGTACTACTGGTTTGATACCATTGGGCCATGTTGAAGCTGCAAGTTTCAATGCTTCTTCTTCAGTAAGGTTGCCAGTACAAAATTTATGATGATGGTAATCAAACACAATTGGAATGCCAATACGTTGATGTATGTACATTAAATCCAATACAGAATACATACTAGCTTTATCATCATTTTCTACAGTAAGACGGCTTTGGACGGATTCTGGTAGTAACTCAAAGTTTTTACAAAATCTATCCATAGCTTTAATCTTATCACCATAAACCCCATTACAATGAATATTTATTTTATTGTAAGGTGTTCTACTCAGACCCATAAGGTCAAATACATCAGCATGGTCTGAAAGCTCTCTAATGGTGTTCTTTACAACATTTTCATTTGGGGATAGTAAGACATTGAACGGACCAGGATGTGTTGTTATGCGTTGACTATATTTGTCTACAAGCGTACCAGCACCTGATAGTAAATTACTAATACGGTTGTAATCAGGTAATTCTGATAGATTGTATTCAGAACACCAAGGAAAAACTCCAGATGACATTCTGAAAAACTTTATATCATTACGTTGATTCCATTTAATTATTTCAAGTAAATCTCTTACATTTTGAAGTGCAAGTTCAGATGCGTATGAAATACCTTTTTGTAAGAAAGTACGTTTAATCATACTACGATTGGTAGTAATACCACTTTTACCTAAAGTCATATTAATACAAGCATATCCTAAATTTCCCATATGGTGGTGTTTAGATTAGAATCTAAAGATAATAAAAAAGGGGAGCATAAACAAGCCCTCCATATTAAATTTGTGTTAATTTACTTAAATAGTACCTATTCTAAACTCATTATTTTCATAGATTAGGTATTGACGTGCATTTAAGGCATCTACCATAAAGTACCTACCACCTAAATTTTTAGAATAGTGATTAAGGTTAATTTCATTTACTTGAGTATGCCCAACTACTTGTCGGTATGTTTTCTTTATAGGCTGGTTTCTATTACTTCTCAATAGTGAAGTCATTCGTATCCAAATGGGACTTGAAATTTGTGAATTACCGTAAGGGTCAAAACCTGCAAAGTTAAAAGCTTTAGGTTGATATAAAAGTAATTCATTTAAATCATTAACCAAAGTTTCCATCGTAGTTTCTGGTAACCACTTATCTAACCATACGGTACTTACTCCAGCATGAGTAAATAACAAATCATCATAGGTATATGCAATTTGAATTAGATTTTCTCTAATACATTGTCTTAATTCATTTTCAAAATCAAATTGCATTGGAGCTTGATAACCACTATAGGTTTCACCAACTCTCATATAATGATGATCATGATTTCCGTAAAGTAGTATAACTTCCCTCTCAGAATTTCTTTTGAAATTGATAATATCCCTAAAGTTATTTAGCTGTTCAATCGAAGTGATAATAAAGGAATCAAAATAATCCCCCATAAAGATTACTTTATCTGGGTTTTCTTTTTCGATAATTGATTTCCAGATATTTCGTCCGTGAATATCACCAAGTATTACTATCTTATTCACCTCATCTAAGTTTTAATTCGAATCTGTTTTCCATTTTCTCTAAAATTCCATCAGGAACCCCGTGCTCATTGATTCCACCGTGTCGGTTCTCAACTACTAATGAGAATACTGTATATCCGAACCTTTCAGCCATTTCGTAATAGGGTTTCATTTCCCATTCTTGTGTAAATGTATTAGAAACTACAATAGTATCAGTTTGGTCTTTCATATTACCCCAAACCATAGTTTGACACCATTCATGTGCCATTTTAAGATAGTTTACATCAAACTTATACTCACCATCTTTAACGAAAAACATATCAGCTTCAAAGTGTCTTCCACCCAATGTTTTTGCAAGGGTTGATTTACCGCTACCTGGTAAACCTCTTAGTAAAAATAACTGTTTCATATCTTAAAAATTACCTGGAGCAACTTGGAAACAAGTAACACCGTTATCTCTCCACATTTTAACTACCTTATCTCTATCATCAAAGACACAAAGAATATCATGTCCATTTGATAGTTCATCATCCAACCATTCTTTTTTTAGAACATCATCTGGCGTAAATGAACCTTCGGGTCGCATTTTCAGAAAATCAGGATGAATGTTATTATCATACAACCATTTTTGAGTTTCTATCTTTGAAATAGAATCACGCCCACTGAAAATACCAACTCGATATCCCATAACTTTCATAGCTTTAAAGCTTTCAATAACTGGGATATTTGGTTTATCCAAACTGATGTTAGAAGGGTCGAAAAATACCTTCCAATTAATTTTTCCATTTGGTTTTGTAGCCAAAGTACGTCGTTCATTAATCAACGCCAATGTACCATCCAAATCAAATATTACTGTTTTCATCATCTCTCTCATTATTACTTTGTAAAGATAAAAAAAGGGCTTGGAATGACCAAGCCCTTAGTGTTAAATAATTGTTAAATTTTTAATCTACAACTCTTGGATACTTTGTTAAATCAGATTCTTGTACCACCTTTACCGAAACCCAACCAATACCAACGTATTCCTTTACTTCGTTACCTATAATAACTCTAGGTATTACATTAATATTTGTAATGGTCATACTTTTCAATTTTTGAAAGCTTATCGTATCACACATACTTGTATCAACAACTTCTAATACTGATGGGCTGTGTTTGTTTACATCATGTGTTCCCCAATTCACATAAACGTGCTTTGATAGCTTTTTTGAAATACAGCCAATTCCCAGTGTAGATAATTTTTTGTGTCGTACTAAAGTGTTTACTTCCATTTTGTTTTAGTTTTAGGTTACATATCTATCTAATATATCTTTAGTTATCTTCATACGTTCCAAATATGTCTTCCCATTCTTTTGGTGTTATACCATTTATCAAAAATTCACGTTCAGAGACTGATAAGTTTGGCATTACATTTTGTATCAACTCACCACCTTGCCATTTATCAATCTGAGATTGAGTAACATCAAGTTCCATAGTGTGAATATGGCCGGTTAGTACTGATTTTCTGCTAATTCTCATATTTAGTTTTTAGGTTATCTAACTCTCTCTCATTATTACTTTGTAAAGATAAAAAAAGGGCTTGTAATAACCAAGCCCTTAGTGTTAAATAATTGTTAAATTTTAATAGATTAATTTAATGATATTGGATTAGTTTCGCCTATTAACTTATATTTCTGTATAATTTGATCTTCAATTTGATTTTTTATTGGATTTGTAATTATAATACCATCTAGCATAATATTCATAGCAATTTGATTTGCCTTATCATCCGTTAACGCTTTTACTTCAACTGTATCAATTTTTATTGATACATTTTCATCACTATCATCTAATTCAACCTCAATTAGTAAATCATCTTCACTATACTCTATATTACCCATATAATCATCTAAAAATTCACCAATGAATAAATCATAAATGTACAGAAGTTTATCATTATCAGTTAATTTACAAAAGAAGGTATATTCACTTTCATCCCAAAATTCATTACTTTGCATAATTACAGACCTTTACAATTATTATACTCATTATTAATACAATACGCCAACCAACCGACATCTGTATAAAGTGATTTGAAATACTCATTCTCAAGCATATATATCTTTAATTTGTGAAGTCGTTTAGTAGAGTCATTTTCGTTTTTCATTATTTCTACTATTTCACTCTTATACGGCTCATCAATTGTATTTACTTTCATAATATAAGTATTAAGTATGCATTCCTTACACTTTGTATTTAGTGTATAATGTATTTAAGTATTCGATAACTTCTTTTGGTACAATCTGTGCGTTCTTTTCCAAATGGTTAATTAAAGTATTTAAAAACGAATGAATGTGTTTGGAATTTGATTTGTTTGGAATTGAGTTTTTAAGTTCTTTCAATTTAGAATTCATTTTATCTACATATTCAGAACTAGCGGTTATGTCAGAGTTTACATACTTATCTATTATAAGCCTTTCTGAAAATCTTAGATCGCTTGAATTTGTTGTGGTGATATGCACGGTATCTATATATTCATTTAATGATAAATTCTTACTTTTATGATCGAACTTTTTATATGCTGCTATTTTACGAGCTTCCTCAAAATCCAAATCATCTGAGGAAAGCTCATTAAATAGTTCACTTACTTTCATTAGAAAATACCTAAGCGGATTTTTTGTTTATGCGTGGTTTGTGCGTTCTCTAATGTTTGTATAATTTTTGTACACTCAGACCAAGTTAAATCAATAGAATGATTACCAACCTCTAATGTGCCAATTGGCATTGATTTATCAATATGATTTGATTCGTTTATGGAATCACTCATTAAAAAATCAATTGAGTTATAGTTTTTTCCTAGTTTCTTTAACCGTTCTCTATCTCTATCTGTAGTTGCACCACCGAGATTAATTCTAGCTCTTGGCTTTGAAGGATACTTTTTCATAACATTATATTTTAAGTTTAGTTATTTACAATAAATATAAAAAAGTATCAAATAAACTGTAATTTAATTACGTTTATTTCTGCTAGAAATTCTTTCAAATTTCTTTTCATCAAATTGCAAGTTCATACGATTTGGGTGAGTTCTCTGAATATTCTGATTTATCTTAATCGTATCACTAACTACACTCCAAATATTATAAACACTTTTTTGTGGTGGTATCATATATTCATCTAACAGAGAACCTACTCCTGATAGATAATACATACCATTACTATTAACAGAAGTCTTGGCATTGGGGTATAGCTTTAATACTTTATTTTTGATACGTTTAAATTTAGCCTTATCCATTATCCGTTGATGTATTAAATGATTCTGTTAAATTTCTACTAATGTACACATCGGATGATGTACTATTTACCATAACATTTGAGTATATTTTACCATCCTCACTTAGTATTGTATACCTATATCCACGTTTATTTGGTATTTTTTCAGTAACTTTACCTACTTTAAATTTACCAAACGCACTAAATACTACTACCGAACCTTCGTTATAACTCATATTATTACTTTTAATTTAAAACTTGAATAATTTTAGTTTCATTAACGTGAGTTACTTCAAATTCTAAACCTATATTTTCTAAAGCTTTGTAAACTTTAGCTTCGGCATCGGTTACTGATACTGCATAAACACAATACAGCTCTGTTGTTTTCTTCGGTTTACCTTTATCATCAACTGTTATTACTTTTACTTTTGCGATGTAATACTTCATTAGTTTTATTTTTAATTGTTAGTTTATACTGTAATATACGAAAAAAAAAGTTAATACACAACTTTTTTTATACAAAAATGCTCCCCGCATATAGTGGGGAGCATGTTATTAAGGATGAGTGATTAAAATGGGTTAGCCAAATTATCTGGATTACCGAAGAGTTTTTGGTTATCCAATGGATCTTCAAATTTTTGAACATACTGGCGGATGAAAGTACGTTCAGATTGAGCACCACCAGCATCATCAAACATTGGATAAATAGTAATCTCAGCAGCTTCACTCAAACTAAATCCATCATCCAATAGAGAACCAATCTCAACAGCCGTACGAGTTGAAAGTGAATTAGTTAGCTGAGCTGATTCTTTTTTAACCTCAGTTCGAGTCATAGAAGTAATCTCAGCGATTGATAACAATACATCCGATGGAACATTAGGATACAACATTGAAAGTAGTTGATGTTCTTCATCCGTATTCAAAGTATCCATTTCAATAATAGTAAATCGGTCTACAATTGCTCTATCAAGTTGACGAGTAGCTGTGTATTCATTACCAATGTTAGCGGAAGCGATGAATGAAACACCATCAGCCACATTAATAACAGGAGAATCAGCTGCTTCATCCAAACGGAGATACCGTTGCCCTTGGTCAAGAACACTCATTAGAATGTTATGAGCTTCGGGGTGTGCTCTACTAATCTCATCCAATACAACAACCGTATTTGGTGTTTGGATAGCTTTTACGAAAGGCGATGGGTTAAATACCGTACCTTTTTTAACATCAAATTGGGTATTACCAATTAGTGTGGTTCGAGGGTCTTGAGTAGAACCAAGATTGAAGATTGCCATATTGTAACCTTTGATTGAACTAGCGGCTGCTTTAGCGGCCATAGTCTTACCACACCCAGCCGGTCCGGTCATCATAATATTTTTACCTCTAAGAATATTACGGATGAGATATTTCCACTTCAATTCACTCATGAACAGCGATTTGGGTTTCAGCCCAATCGCATCTGAGTGAACAAATGATAAAAAATCCATACTAACAGGTGGTTCAACCGGCTCAGTAGTAACAGTTGATTCACTATTAATCTTAAATTTCTCCAAACCACCATCAGGTTTAATGAAGTTGGTAACAGGTTCACTATCATCGAATTTATTACCAGGCACACGCCCAAATGATAATGAACCATTTGATAATGTACCAACTACACGGGCTTTGAAACAATACTTAGTAGGATTGTTAGCCGCTGCTACCGCTCTACGATACAGTGATGTTCCCTTATCGTTAATTTCAGGAACCATAAATTCAGCTCCACTGGAATCAACCAGTATCAATTCACCGCTATCACGACGAATTACTTTCAAAAATACACTACGCTGTGCTTTAGCCATAATTTGTGTTTTTACTGTTGTTTATTACTCTCTCTCAATTACTCTACTAAAGTAGTAAATGTTTTTTTAACTACCAAACTTCTAATGTTATCTTTGTGTTAAATTTACTCAAACAGTTTGTTTAAGGTCTTAGATAGTTGTACAACTGATTTTACATCAATTGTTTGAGAATCTTTACCATACATATATTTAAATTGTTCAGACCCATATGTAGAGAAGTTACTGATGAAGTAAGATAAAACCTTAATACCAGCTTTTCTCATTTTATTAACTTGGGTAGCCGTATGTTCTAATGCATAGGAGCCTATATAGTTAATAGTACTATTTGAGAACATTGGCTGTCCATCTGAAAAATTAATGAAGTATGAATCTACATTTGAAGTTTTATTCATTAATTCTTTCATAATAGCTTCAAAACACAAACCTTCTGGTGTAGTACCTGTGGGTCGAATATATTTAAATAAATTTTGAATTTTATTAAATTTATCCGTTCTACTATCGTAGGCAATCAATATTAGAGGTTTAAATGTTTTTTTATTATACCCCTGAGTAGCTCGGTATGATATTACCACATCCATATTAGATGTCATTGATGCTGCTTTAGCTATTGAAATAGCCGCTGTTTGTGCATTAATCCATTTATCACCATTCATTGATGAACTAGCATCAATAGATATGTGAACTATTGTTGGTGTATATTTATCAATAACTGTATGCTCAAATATATCCATATTACCCATACCCAATTCATGCAAAAGTCTATTGGATATTTTACCATTCTTCATTCTTGGTGTGGTCAAAGAACGTTCTTCAGAACGAAGTTTCAAACGTTTACCTAATACAGTTCCAATTCTAATACCCTCATCTATAGCTGGTTGAAGTTTTGCTTGAGCGTATTCAGTGCTAGTATTAATCATAGTTACTAATCCGCTATCAATCAGATTTTTACTAAAGTTTCTTATAACTAACATTGGGGTTTTATTAGAAAGTACTCCATTTCCTTTATAATCAAAACCAACCATTACTTCACTAATACCAGCTTCAGATGCGGCACTTACTCTACTATTATCATCTTTAGAAAGTTTCTTCTTACTGGTTTTGTTATTTTGAAAATCTTTTTGTTTATCAATTTGCTTTTTAAGTTTATTTATCTGATCCTGTGAAAGATCTTTAACATTAGTACCTTTCGCATCACCCTTAGATTCATCGGTATCAGTAGAATCTTGCTTTGATTCACCACCACTACCATTTGAACTATTAGAATCATCAGAGTCATCGGAGTCATCACCACTACCATTTGAACTATTAGAATCATCAGAGTCATCGGAGTCATCACCACTACCATTTGAACTATTAGATTCATCAGAGTTGTGATTTTCATCAGAATCATTATTTTCAGTAGAGTCATTAGATTCATCTGAACTAGTATCATCACTTTTTTTAGGCTGATTATCTTTAAGTTGACTTGGTAATGAATCTTCAATAATTTTAAAAATCTCACAAGATAATTTGAATGCATCCATAGTAGTTTGTAACCTACTAATGCTATTCAAATCAATCATATCTGATACTAATTTTAGCATTGGAAGTGCGCTTAAATCAGTATTTGGATTGGTAATATTGATAATACGAAACATATATGAGTCCCAATCATTGGTTCTAGCATATGATGATTTTAAACCTTTATCAATAATAGGTGAATTGAAGTATTTATCGTACATTGCGTGGTAATACCCACGATAACCAGGTGAAGTAGTGTAAATGTAATTATCAATTCTACGGTCTTCAATTACATTTAGCAAATCTTTAATTATACCACTAATTGTATTAATTACATCGAGTTCAGTTGTACCATGCTTAACTGATAATGAATGTATATACTCATTAGTAATCGGTTCTACAAAAACACCTCTACCAATGTACTTGTTTAATATTGAAAAATCCGTTAATTTAATATGAGAACCTTCGTGAAGAGCCAACCCAACTGATGGGTCGAAATCTTTTTCATCCATTTTAGCGGAAATCGTTACCCGATTACCATCAGTAAATGAATCCCCATGAGAATTAAATGTAACTGGTATGTTTTCACCAGTCACAATATTAACGAAATTAGATATTGCTCGTTTGTAGGATGCTAACTCAATGATATGAGAATTATCAGTTGATTTATCGACATTAGTTAATCCACCACCAATCCAGTAGGATGAATATTTATTGTTATCGTTCATAGTGTTGGTTTCTCATTATTACTTTGTAAAGATACTACTTATCTACAGAAATAACAAGCTGATAATGTTAAACATTTGTTAAAGTTATCAACAAGTTATTAACAATTTACTGTTTTTTAATGATAATTAGATGTTTAACATCATTTTTGATAGATAAACCAGCTACAAATGCTCTAGCATCAGCAAATGCTTTATTATCTGAATCACTACCACGGTGATTAAATTCAAATTTACCCAAGCAATAACTGTAAGTTTTTGTGATTAACATACCCGATGTACCAAACTTAACGCTTAGGTTTTTTTTGGTGTACATATTGGTTGGAACTGAGCTCTTTAAGGAACTCTTACTTTTGGAAATGAGCTTTACTGTGTAGTACATCATCATCATTATTACACTACTAAAGTAATAAAAAAAGGGGACTTTACCAAGCCCCCTTTGTTAAATTTATGTTAATTTTTGTATTATGTTTTAGAATTTGTTATTTTATGTAGTAACTCAATGAAATCTTTTAGTTGGGTTTCTGTAACCTTTCCAATCTCCATATAATCACCATCAAATAACGCTAATGTATTATCTTGCTTTAAAACTACTACAAGATGACCTATTTGTACAAAATAATTATCTAAATCTAAATCTAAAGTAAAATTTAAGGTTTTTAAAAGTTCTTTTTTAATCATATGTTGAGTAACCTTTTTCTTGGTACATAATTTATTTGTTTTTATTTATTTTGGTATTTTTCCCATACCTGATCATCTGACATTTTTTCACGTTTTTTATTTAGTGATATCCAATGTTCAGTAGTTTTCCCTTTTAATTGTTCTCTATACAATATAATTTTATTATCTGCTAAAAATTCTAAAAACTCAACTGCTGTATTTTTGTTTTTCGAGTTAGAAGATTTTCTTTTCCATTTTTCATATAGAGTTGGAGTAAGATAAAAATCGTCATTTATGTTTATGGTAGCATTTGGATTAAACCACATCCAAATTCCACTTAATGATTTATCTTTTCGAACATTCATCGGTGATTTATAGAAATCATCGAATACCCATCGTACAAAATCTAGGGAATGTTTTTTTAGTGTATCCATTGTTTTATTTTCTACGTTATAAATATACGAAATGTATTTGGATTATCCAAATTTAATAGAGGTGCTTTAATATGTGGGTGTGATTACTCTTTGTATAAAAAATAATATGTACCGTTATTAACCTGCTTCATTCCCATCTTAGAAGCTATTAATGGAGCCATCTTCTTATATAAATTTTTTCTAGAAGCTTCTTTGGCTGAAAAGAAAACAAGCTCAGCCTTTTCACGTTTCATTTTATCAATTATTGCATTAATAACAATACCAAAGATTTTTGCGGAATCAGCTCCTCCTAATCCAGTAATACCTTTGCCTTTTTTAACGTCTCCAAATTCAACATGATATCCTTGACCGTCTTCCCACATTTCTTTAGATGCGTCAGGTAAAAGTTTACCTGCAGTAATAGTAGCACTATCGGGTAATACTAACCATTCTAAGGAAGTAATGTCTATTGCGTATTTCTGATTGTTAGGACCAGTAAAGGTGGCAGTGAAATCTGAAGCTCCACCGTCACGCCATGTGATTTTTTCTTTTGTATCAAATAATTCTTTTATAATCTCTTCCCTAAAGATTTGTTTTAGTTCTGATTCTTTCAATAATTCTATTAACTTTTTCATATTTACAAGTTTTATTATAAATATGTTAAATTTATGAAAAGGTGGTTTAATTGTTGGGTGTAATT